TAGGTATTGCGGCTACGTTGGGTATGTGATAGCGTGCCTATGGAAATGCCCCCTGTGCCGGCAGAAAGCACAAGGGGCAGGGCCACAATCCCAAGCAACCACATTGTAACAGATGTATTCATCTGCAAAAACTCCTTGTCCGATATGCGGTCGCACGTCTAGCGGCTGCAAGACGGACGGAGACTTGCTGTATTGCCGCATTGGCACCAAGACCAGCCCATTCCAAAAGCACCCGCAGCTCAAGACCGGTGATGTGATCGGCGAGTGGGCATGTGTCAAGATCAACCCGACCGCCGAGTGTGTGACCTTCAAGCCGCATAAGGAACGCACGGCTGTGAAATACCGGTCCTGGAAGTATTTTGCACCGAATGGCCGTTCATACCAGCACAACCGCACCGATTACAACGTCGGCCCTAAGGATGTCACATGGTCTAAGGGCACCAAGGTCGATGCGCTATTGCCGTTGTGGTACGAGAGCCTGCCAGATTCTGGCGCTACGGTCTATGTGGTCGAGGGCGAGACCTGTGCTGAGGCATTGCGTGCCCTGGGCCTGTGGGTGACCAGTGTGCCGAACGGTAGCGGCAGCTGGAAGGGCAGCATGCCTGACATGCCGAAGCTGCAGGACAACGACCTGGTGCTGTGCCCTGACCGCGACCGGCCAGGTGTCGAGCTTATGCAGCGGCTCGGTGACACCTTCCCTGGATCGTCATGGCTCTGGGTGGAAGGCACGAACGCGGATGCATGGGACGACCCGTCTGACGGCTATGACGTAGCCGACTGGGTGATAGATGGCGCTGACCGAGAACGCATAGAACTTGCTATCCGACGGGAAGCGCCACAACTTCCGGTCGCGCCGTGGTATGAGCGGATTGGTGACTACAAGACGGAAAAGGGTGGCTACAGCCGCCTGAAATTGCTTGACCTGTCGAAGGTCCTGTCTTCGATGCTCCATAGCGCGTTGCGTTGGAACGATTTAAAGCAGGCTATCGAAATCGATGGTGCGCCGATGTCGGAGATTGATGCCAAGCTCAGCTACGGCAGCTTCCAAGCTGCGCATATCGATGTCTCCAAAGATGTCGCGCAAGATGCCCTGCTGCTCAGTGCCCGTGAGCGGCCCTATCACCCGATCCGTGACTACCTGGAGGCATGCAATGACCCACTAGATGACGTGACGTGGCAGAACATCGCAGGTGAGCTCCTGGGCACGCATGCCGTCGACTTCGACAATTCGGCATTGCGCAAGTGGTTGGTCTTTTGCGTAGCACGCATTTATGAACCGGGCTGCCCGTGCGGTTTTGTGCACATCCTGGCCGGTGACCAGCACCTTCACAAGACGCGCTTTTACAACACCCTCGCATCAGAGGCCTGGTTCTACGAGGGCTTCATCAAGACCAACAAGGATGCAGACGATATCACCGGCTTGCATATGCGGTGGATCTGCGAGTGGGGCGAATTAGATGGTGGCATCAAGAACCGCGATAGTGCAGGCCTCAAGAATTTCATCACCCGCAAGACCGACCTAGTACGTGAGGCATATGGCAAGGGCCACAAGGAACGGCCGCGTTCTTTCGTCTTATGCGGTACCACCAACAAAAAGGACGGCTTTTTTAGTGATGAGACCGGCAACCGCCGATTTGTGATCTTCAATGTCGAGGAGCGCATCAACAGCGAGAAGATCGAGCAGTTGCGTGATCGGATCTGGGCTAGCGCAAAACGCGAGTATTTCAAGGGCACGCAGTGGTTTCTAGATGAGGCCGAGACCCAGATCAACAATGACCGCAACCGTGGCCTGTATGCAGAGGACCCATGGCTGGAGAAGATCTCCTCGCACCTGGTCTACCGGTCTACCGAGTACGTCATCAGCAGCGACTTGTTGACTCACGTGCTGGAGGTGCCGATCGAACGTCAGACACAGCGGGAGCTGGTGCGGATCAACCGCATCTTGACTGCGTGCGGATATTACAAGAGCCGCAAGAAGCTCAATGGCTCGTTCAAGCACATCTGGCGGCGTTGCGGCACTGACGAGTGATACCTACCTGTTACCCGCCCTTACCGTCTGTTACCTACTCATGTCTTTTGTAGCTGTTCGATCTCTTAACTGCGTTATCAGGTGTGAGCAGGTATTACAGGTAAGGGTAGGTAATACAAGGCGTCAATCGGGACGCGGCCGGTGTCCGGTTTACCTACTTTACCCCCTATATAGGGGGGGGTTAGAAAAAAAGTTGGTTGTCGGGAAGGGAAAAAAGGAGTGGGTAGGTAAGTAGGTAAGTGGGTATGTTGCGCTAGATTTGAGACATGGCCCCAAGGACTCCAGAAAGCATCCGCAAAGACCAACTTCGGGTGGTCAAACAGTGGCTCGACTTGTCCTGGCCACGGCACCGCATATATGAGTCTGCTGCACAGGCCTGGGACTTCGACAATGACCAGACAGACGCGCTGATTTCAGACGCGAGGTCTGAGTACAAGAGCTCAATGAGCGTGGAGCGGTCGGAATTCCTGGCACAGCAGATGACCAGGCTTGAGGCACTTGCTGCCAAGGCCCAGGAAGACGGGCAACTAGGTGTGGCGCTAGGATGCTATCGGGAGCTGCACATGCTCGCGAGTCTTACTGGGAAGTAACGATGGCACGCCGGTACAACAGGGACAAAATCGGCCGCTTCGCCAGTAAAGGTGGAGGTGGTGGCCGGGCTACTGGTGGTGCCGCTGGCGCTGCTTCACAAAAGGTCAGTGAGACTGCACGCACTGCTCGTGAACGTGGCCGTACTGCACGTAATATCGGCAAATTCGCCAAAGCTGAGACGTCGGCATCTGGTCGTGCTGAGCTGTTCAGTGCTGCTCGTGGCAGCCAGCGTCAATCGAACTTGGCGCGGATGGAGAATAAGAGCGCACAAAGGACTCGCCAGAGTGCATCACGCCGTGCTGCTAGCGCCGCCACCGGTCGCGCCAGCACTGCTACGGCTCCTCGTGCAAGCACCAGTGCTCGCAGCGGCAGTCCGACTATGCGCACCGCTTCTAGATCGACTCTTAGCAAAGAGCAACGAGCCATGCAAATTGGCAACCGCGTAGCCCGCACTGCTAAACGCGCAGACGATGCCGCAATGGGCCGGCTGTCCAAAGCTGCCGACAAATACTTCAAGAATCCGACTGATGCCAATAAGGCAGCCTGGATTAAAGCGGGCAAAGAAAGAGACGCCACTTTTAAAGCCTATGCGAAACAACAAGGTGGCGCTCGAAAAGCTGCTGAGCGCAAATTTGGATTAGTGCGCCGGAATGGTGCGCTTGTCTCTAGGTAAATGGAAGAAGGCGTGTGGGTGGAATATGAGGATCTCAAAGCTTGGGTGAGTAGTCACCACCTAGTGCACGAAAAATATCTGATGCTGCAACGTCTTTATGAGCGTCGGCAGGATCACTTGAACCAGGCGTCAGCAATATCGGTGGAAACGTCGAAGCCATAGTTCTCGTTGGCGACATCAATAAGAATATCGAACAGGATGTGGTCTGCGTCGATCTTGTCGAGTTCGCGGCCCAGCGTGATCATTTCGTCAGCACTCAAAGTCTTGGCCTTGGTAGCGAATTCTTCGAGGATGGCTTTTTTGCTGATCATTTGCTTGGTGGTGGAATTGGGTGGGAGGGGCGGTGAAGGATTCTAGGTCGCTCTTTGCTCACCTGAGGGTCCGTTTTGCCCTCCCATATACGTAGTATATCACACCCGATCAGGGTGTGTCAATACTTTCAGTCCAAATTGCCGAAGTGGTTGGCCTCTTCGGTCGGCTCATTGCGCAGCTCTTCAATGCTGCGCATGCAGGCTTCAAAAGTGCGCATGTTCTGCAGGTAGACCTGCTGCCAGCCAAGCTCTTTGTTGATCTTGGCCTGCTTTGCCCGGTAGGCGAAGGTCATGGCCAGGTCGGTGTTCTGGCGGATGATTTGCGCTTTTTCGAAGCCAGTCATGATCAGAGAAAAAAGGGGCTCATTGCCTCCCATATACGTAGTATATCATGCCAAAAGGGAAAATGTCAATCCCTTTCAGCATGAATCACTCGATAAAAGGCCAATTCAAGGGCCGTGAGGCCTTTGGTGGATTTGGCCGCAGCTGCCTTCTTTTTGGCTGCGGCTATGGCATCCTGGGGGCGATGCCCCCAGCCAGTCTGACCTGTCATCAGGCGTGCATGGCGCGATAGGTGGCCAGGCCTTGCTCGGTCAGGCTGATCCAACGACCGGTCCGCTCGACGACTCGGTTGTGCTCGATCATGCCTGCCTTCTTGAGATTGGACAGGCGGGGTGCGTTTTTCAGGCTGATCTTAGGGATATCCTGTCCAAGACGGGCCATGTAGTGGCCGTTCTCAGAATCGCAGTCATTAGTGGCAGCGTAGATCTGTGATGCCAGCTCGAAGAAGAAATCCTTGGTGGCCTGATTCAGCTTGTCCCAGGTGATGCCGCTGCTCTTGGTCTTCTTGGTGACCTGGGGCAGGATTTTGCTCTGGGCTTCAATCTCTAGCGTTTGAGCCAGGGTGACAACTGCAATATCTTTGCTGATGCGCTTATTGCCGGCAAAGATGTAGCCGTTGGGACGGAATTCGATGCCGCGATTGCGCGCAGCGCTGCCGTCTCTTTTCGAGACTGTCAGCTGGCGCTCGACGATGTGAAGAGCTTGCTCGGTGAAGGTGCGGGCCATGATGTGAAAGGGAGGGCTCTTTGCCCTCTATATACAAAGTATAGCATACACTTTCACAAAATGTCAATAGTTGCCACTCATTACAGCCTGTGCTTTAATACGTTTACGGATGCAAAAAGCATTCACCGCACCTGGACAAATGAAGAACACGCGCAGCGACGTCGAGTGCTACGCACTGGCAAAAGAGCTGTTGAGCTTGCCTAGCGGCCGTCAAGGCTGGACCAAGGTGGCATTGCAGCTCTCGGAGCTTTCAGCCTGGGAAGTCCAGCAAGTTATGGACCGATTCAATGCTGAAGCTAGTCACGCCAAGTATCTTGCCACCATCGCCCAATACTACCTGTGGGTAAAAGGCGGCGACCCGGTAGAGATGCAGGGCACCACTCACGTCGCCTAAATACGAACATCGAGCGCATCAAGCGCTCCTACGTTCTGACACATAGCCGCCTGCTGCACCGTGCGAATGTCGCGTCGCTGCAGGCAGGCTCTTTCTAAGATCTCCTCTTTGCTGCCGCCATCCTCGGCCGCCTGCATGTAGGCCTGCAGCTTTTTACGTGCGCCATTCGGTATGTGGATCATCAAAGATTTGGTGTCGATGCACCTGGTAATAGCCTGCCTGATCCACCAGTACGCATAAGTTGACATCTTATAGCCGCACTCCGGGTCGTATTTTTCAGCTGCACGTTGTAGACCTAGGGTGCCTTCTTGAATTAAGTCCTGGAAGGTGAGTGGCGTGCCCTTGATCGCGTAGGTGTACTTCTTGGCGATCGATATCACCAGCCGCAGATTGCTGCAAACGAATGTATCGCGTGCACGCCGACCAGAGCGCACCACCGACGGCGGCGGATCAGGGTGCTGCAACCAGGCTTGAATGCGCCGGCCAAGCTCGATCTCTTGATTCTGCGTGAGTAGCGGATACCGTGTTGCCGTTGCGATAAAATCGCCGATATCAGTCATACTCACATAGAGCTCAACGCATAAAATAGCGAATGAGTGGATATCGAATCAAGTGCCGAGCATACTGGATTCTGTCTCAGATGGTTTGATCCTGGCAGGTCCAGATGACGAAGGCGTGTCTGCGGAGCAGGTGCTAAGCCGGCTCAATGCCACGTTGTTGCCGCATCAGACTGCCTTCTGCGAAGATCAGGAACACCGGATCCTCGGCTTGGTGTCTGGTTTTGGTGCTGGCAAAACTTATGGGCTTTGTGCCAAGGCCATCAACATCGCGGCTGCCAACATTGGCTACGTGTCTGCGATTTTCGAGCCTGTTGCGCCGATGTTGCGTGACATCCTCGTGCGGTCGATGGACGAGCTATTGGAAGCGATCGACCTGCCATATGACTTCAGAGTGTCACCACTGCCAGAGTACGTGCTGAAGTTCAAAGAAGGCGAGCACACCATACTGCTGCGGACCATGGAGACATGGAATAGGATTCGAGGGCAGAACCTCTGCGCGGTAGGTTTCGACGAAGTAGACACCACCAACAAACGCACGGCAGAGCAAGCGTCACGCATGGCACTGGCCCGCTTGCGTTCTGGTAATGTGCAGCAGTTCTACGTGGCGACCACGCCTGAGGGCTTCGGCTGGGCCTGGGAGACGTTCGAGCGTGAGACAGCACCTGACCGGCGATTAATCCGTGCACGGACCGCCGACAACCCGCACCTGCCTGACGGGTTCATCGACTCGCTGATGGCCAATTACCCAGAGAAGCTGATCAAGGCTTATCTAGAGGGCCAATTCGTCAATCTCAACACCGGTGCTGTCTACGACCGGTTCAACCGTGAGACTCACATCAGCCAGCCGCCGATTGGTCTTGATGGCGAGCCGCTGCGGGTGGGTCTCGACTTCAACGTGTCAAACATGTCGGCCGTCATCGCTGTGCGCACCAACAACCAGTTGCACGTCATCGACGAGATCAGCGGTGCACATGATACTGACGCACTTGCTAAGGAGATCAAATCGCGATATCCTCACCGCAAGGTCTACATCTATCCCGATGCTTCTGGCGGCAACCGCAGCACAAACGCGACACGCACTGATATTCAGATATTGGAATCTTATGGCTTTAGCAATCAGTCTCCCAAGGCGAATCCTCCAGTACGTGACCGGGTGGCTGCTGTACAAGCTGCTCTGGAGAACGGCAAAGGCGAGGTAAGACTGCAGATTGCGCAGCAGTGCATCCGCACGATTGAGTCGTTGGAGCTCCAAAGCTACACGGATAAAGGCGAACCTGACAAAGACGCCGGGTACGACCACATGAACGATGCCCTGGGATATCTGATCTGGCGTGAGCTGAACCCGCTCTACGTCAACGCCGGCAGGGGCACGGGAATCCGGCTCTATTAAACTACAGGTATCGGGCTTTGGGCGGTCGTGTATTCAGGGTACAACTTTTACGACCGCAAAGCAGCGGCAAACGTCACGCACGTCAATGACCCAAATGGCGCGTGGGTCAATCAAGAGCCGCACTGGGTGCTGATTGAAGACCTGATCGGCGGCACGTATGAAATGCGACGGCGGCACAGGCGATATCTTCCGCAAGAAGTGCGTGAGCTGGACGAGAGCTACGATCGGAGGCTTGCACGTAGTGTGTGCCCGCCATATGCACAGCGTCTCGAAAGAATGTTGGCTGGCATGCTCACACGGAAGCCCGTCAGACTGAATGACTCGTCAGATCTGATCCGTGAGCAGCTATTCGACGTTGACCTGATGGGCAACGACCTAAATATGTGGACATATGAAACGGCTCGCAAGATGGTCAGGTATGGGCATATTGGCGTGCTGGTAGATGCACCACCGGCTGGCACCATGGGCCGGCCGTATTGGGTGACATATACGCCGCGTGACATCCTCGGATGGCGGTCAGAACTGGTCGATGGCGCACAACGGCTGATTATGCTGCGATTGGCTGAGAAGGTGACAGAGCCCGACGGCGAATTTGGTGAAAAGGTGGTCGATCAGATCCGGGTGCTGACGCCTGGTGAATTCAAGATCTATCAACGAAAGGAGAAAGGCGACTTCGAAATCACAGACGAAGGCACCACCAGCACCACTGAAATCCCTTTTAGTGTGGCATACGCCAACCGGGTTAATTTCTTAGAGTCGCGGCCACCGCTTGAAGATATTGCCGAGCTGAATCTTAAGGCGTATCAGGTACAATCTGATCTTGACAATCAACTGCACATTTCGGCCGTGCCGATGTTGGCCTTCTTCGGCTTTCCATCAGCTGCAGAAGAGGTGAGCGCCGGGCCTGGTGAAGCAATCGCATTCCCTGCAGAAGGCCGCGCCGAATATATTGAGCCTGCAGGCAACAGCTTTGATGCGCAATTCAAGCGACTGGCGCAAATTGAGCAACAAATCAACGACTTGGGTCTGGCTGCAGTGCTAGGCCAAAAGCTGTCAGCTGAGACAGCCGAGGCCAAAAAGATCGACCGCAGCCAAGGCGACTCGACGATGATGGCGATCGCCCAGCAGATGCAAGACATGATCGATAACTGCTTGCGATTCCATGCGGAATTCTTGCAGGACACGCAACCCGGCAGTTGCTATATCAACCGCGACTTCCTGGGCCAGAGGCTCGAAGCACCTGATGTAGCCGCACTGTTGCAGCTGTACACGGCCGGCACTATCACGCAAAAGACGTTGTTGGACCGGCTCGCTGATGGTGAGATCCTGGGTGATCAATTCGAAGTGGAGGAAGAGCTAGAGGCCACGCAACTTGACGGGCTGGCGGCTGAACTTGATGCACCACAGGTGACGCCTGGTCAAGACGAAAACGTTCTGCCCGAGTGATGACTAGTGAGTACGCCGACTGTTCTGTTCCGTAATGCCATCGACCTGAACAGGTACAGCAATAACATATCTAGACGACTGGTCGAGTCTTACAACCGCATCATCCTTGAATCGCTGCGCGAGTTGGACGTGTTAGGTGTTGACAACCCAACCTACAGGGCAGTGCGGCTGCGGTCGATATTAGCGCAGCTCAAAGAATCGCTTGATGGATGGTCAGCTGAAAGCCTCGGTCTGCTGGCCGAAGAACTGACTGGGCTGGCCGAGATCCAGTCAACACAGGCTGCCGCCAATCTGCGCAATGTGCTACCACGCGGGATGCGCGATGCGGTTAATACGGTAGAGATCAGCCCGCAATTTGCCCGCTCTGTGGTTACAACCGATCCACTAGATACAGGTGTGGCGGTGTTGAGCGACGAGCTGCGAGATGTGCCTGCCGCATTCAGCCTGACGGCAAGACAAGGTGCTGTGATCACGCTACCTGGTGGCGGTACTGTGCAAAAGGCATTTCGTGGATTAGCAGAACAGAATGCGGCCAGATATGGGCAGATCATCCGCGATGGATTGCTGACTGGCGAAACAACCGATCAGATCGTCAGGAGACTTGCAGGAACACTGCGATTTGGCCAGCGAGCAAGATCTGCGCGACAGCTAGCGCAGGCAGGCGGGCAGGTGACTAGCCTGGCGAATCGGCAGGTGATGGCGCTAGTGCGAACGACCATTAATCAGGTGTCCACTGCAGCTAGCCGGGCCACCTATGAAGCCAACCGTAATGTGACATCTAAGTATCAGTATGTCGCAACGCTGGACAGCCGCACGTCGCCGATCTGCCGTGAGCTAGACGGCCAAGAATTCCCATATGGCGACGGTCCGACACCACCACAGCATTTCAACTGCAGATCCACCATCGTGCCGGTCGTAGATTTTGAGGCGCTGGGGCTGCCTAAGCCGCTTGAAGGTATGCGAGCTAGCGCGAAAGGTCAAGTGCCAGCTAACATGACATATGGCGAGTGGATCTACAGCATGCGCAACACAGATGAAGGTCGAGAAGAAATCAAAGCGGCTTTCAAGACCAAAGCGCCGTATTTCATGCACATGGCCAAGAAATTCGGGCCTAATCAGGCGATGCGTAAATTCCTGAGGGATGACGGGTCCGAGGTAACATTGGATGTACTTCGCAGACGGTACCCCAGTGTCTGAGCTGCATTCAAAATACAGATTCACGCCTCAAGGCGAAGCAGCACCCGCTAGCCCGCCAGCCAAACCGGCAGCCAAGAAAAAGGCAGCCAAGAAAACCACTACCGAGGACGAGTGATGCCTGGACATTACGGCCACAGCAAGCCCAAGA